ATGAGATCTTCAATATAGATGATCATAGAGCGATATCCTCGAGTCCGGCGGCTCGCAGTTTTATGATGTTAGACAATTGCCACTGTTTGATATCTAGAGCCTTGATGATGCCTAGCCATTGATTTCTCAACATGGCAAATTCGTTGATGATCTTTTCCATATCCACCACATCTGCTTCACCTTCTACATACTTTTCACAGTCACGACTGCTCAGGGCACGTTGATAGTTCTCTAGATATTTGCGGAAGGCCTTGGATCGGATCCTGCGCAGTTCGATGTTGAGATATTCTAACACAGCTTCAATCTCTTGAAGCTGATTGAAACGATGCTCTACGATGCCAGGTAGCTGTGCCGACATCTTTTCCACGTTGCCGTGCACCTTGACTTCGAGTTTAGCTGAGTCTAGTTCATTGTAAAAATGATCCAGACAGGTTGGAAGATGTGCTATGTCCTTTGAGACTTTAGCATACCAACTCATCAATATTCCTCGTCATCGAGTCCGTATTCATCTTCTTCATCCTCTTCTTCCTCATGCTCTATCACCAATTCGATAGCGGCATCGAGGTGAGGGTCATAGCCCATGAGGCCTTCAAGGATAGTGATGTCTGTATCCTTTCCGACCAAATAGTCTACGTAATGATTAGCGGCAGTTTCACGATTTTTTTCTGGAACATATTCTTTGAACGTATCCCAGATTTCTATGATTAATGTTTCTTCCATTACACTTTTTCCTTTTTATTCTTAAACCAAGGATTATTTGTTCCCGAATGGGATTCTCCATGATTCAACGTATCCCTTATAGTTCCTATTTTAGCATCTAAATTGAAGGCTTGCCAACCTGAACATCGCCCTCTTTTTGGAATCCATCCTTCTCTAACTGCTTTTTTGATAGTGTTTGCAGAAATGCCCTTTGATGCACAAAACAAGTTTAATCCACCGCAGAATATAAATTCTTCTCCGTCCGGTGATATTAATTTCCAATTAACTGACTTATTGTTCTTTAGACCAGTACGATTAGGCCAATTTTCTGGATTGTCTTTTCTTAATTTTGATATTGTTTTACCAATTTGTTGCTTGACCGATTCATGTCTAGAAAAAATATGTCGTCCTCCAAAATCTAAATTGATATTCAACGGATCAGATAACACCGTTGCTGTAACATACTTCGTTTCTAACAAATTTAGATCGTTGTGATCATTTCCAAACTCTAGTATTTCTCTTTTTAGATCTTTGGAGCCTTTAGATTTAATGTAATCTTTGATTATTACCCCGGATCCAAAATAAGTTGGATCCAAGGTAATCTGACTAATAATCTTATGCTGTCCTATATAATATCTACCATCTGGTAGCGTAGTTTTATATATAAACCCATAGGGATTATTCTGTAACTGTTTCGCCATCTAAATCTACGTCTTCGATACTCAAGGGGACAATCTTTTCATGGAATTCCTTCATTACCAAATCCAAAACTCCGTTGTTATTTTTCTCCCATTCTTTTCGATAGTACTTATGTATCTCACCATTTGTATCAACATATGAATATCTATTACCTTCCTTGGTAACTAATTTCTTAGCTTCTAACATATCAAACATCCCAGAATAGGGATTCATTCCTGTTGAATATGGGATCTTAACCTGTATTGCCTCAAATGGTTTAGAATATCTAGTCTTCATGATCTTGCAACCAGACCGTATGCCTAATACTTCTGATACCTTGTTGCCATCCTCATCCTCTTTGAGTTTGAGTTTCTTCATGGCCACCACGATACTTGACGCATAGACGAATCCCTGTCCACCTGAGATCTTGTCATCTGGATCATATGGATCTTGAGATGAATAGGTATGATTGGTACAGACCAAGCCGACATTATAACTACCAAACATATTGACACAGTTACGGACCAAGGCTGTCAGTGCTTTAGGCTTACGGCCCATATCACCCTTCAAATCACCTGCTTCGAACTGATTGATGTCTGTAGGAGTCAATAACATACCTAGTGAATCGATGACGAATAAGACCTTTGGACGGTCTTCTGCCACCATAGACTTGTATTCACTCATAAATTCGTGGATGGTTTTTGCCACATCATCGATCATGGCCATGTTTAACTTTAGGAGTTTATCTTCCGAAGTATCAACACCTAATGCGTGTAACCATGCTTCGTCGAGTGCGTTTTCACTATCGATCAAGATAGTAAAAATGCCTTGTTCTTGCGCATGTTTGATGATATTACCTGAACAGATATAACTTTTACCTGCACCTGATTCTCCAGCAAACACTGTTACCTTACCCAAAGGGACTCCTTTGAAGAAGTCCCCCGAGATCAGATAGTTGAGTGCGTAGTTGCCGGTTGAGATCCAATCAGTAGGATCATTAAAACCAATTCCGAGTCCATCAATACTTTTAGTGATAGATTTACGGAACTTTGAGATATCAAAGCTCTTCGACATTGTCTATCTCCTTAAGATTTCTGTTGTCTAGCGCGGATCATGTTGATGATATCGGCAGCACGGCTACCTGCTTCACCACCTGTTGACTCTGCAGTTGACTGTGCCGCTGGTTCGGCAGTGGCAGTATTACCAAATGGAATGTCATCTTCGTCTTCACTGACCGCCGGAGCAGATTTAGCTGGTGCTGTAGGAGCAGATCCTGTTGCGGCACCACTACCACCCATGCCTGCTGGCTTGAAGTACTGACCCCAACGTTCCATGTCAAATGCTTCACCATCTACTGATGCTTCGAACATTTCTTTCATGACCTTGAGTTCAACTTCACCTGGCTTTTTAGGCAAGAATGATTTCAAATCAAAGAGACCATACTGCTTAATAGCCGAATTTTCTTCTTCGCTCAAGGCACGTTCACGGCGAGCCCAGTTTGAAGTAGAATAGTCTGCGTAGCCACCTTTTGATGTCTTGGTGATCTTGAAATCTAAACCACGTACATAGTCTGTTGGCAATTCTTCGATCTCTGAGTCCATCAAGGCGTTCTTGACGATGTTGAAAATCTGACTACCGATGATGAATCTGCGGATTGGATTCTCAGGAATCTTACCATCTTCTTGCAGTTTGCTATCAGTGACGAAACCTTGGAACAGATAAGACTTCTTCTTCCAATACTTACGACCCATATCTTCTAGGCTCTTGTCTTTGAACCAAGGACGTACCTCAGTCAAGATTGGACAGGTCTCGCCCCACATTTCCATACATGGTACCTGTACCTGTACTGGTTTTGAATTAGTTTCACCTTTTACTCCGGCGAATGGCAATTTAATCATCGCACGTTCGATCCAGAAAAATGTGTTGTTGGGATCTGCATCTGGCAAGAAACGAACTGTTGTTGTTGTGCCTTCTGCGGCATTCCAATGGGGATATATTTGATTGTCTCCACCTGAGGAACCGTTATTATTTTGTGAGCTTGCTTGTAACTTTGCTCTTATTTCTTGAAGCGTGGCCATGGTAATTCTCCTTTATATTTGCCTATGTTGTACTACATGCCTGTTTCTCAAAACCAACTGATTGAAAGAAACTTTTTGCATACTGTTATTGTATGCTAGTTTATTTATCTCTACAAGAGAAATATTATTTTATTTTGAGTTATTTTGCCAAACCTGATAACTTACGGATAGTATCTAATTCCGAATTTTCGTTTTGCGGTTTTGTTAATTCCCAATTTTGAGCATCTGGACGACCTAACATACCTTTTACAGTATCTTTAACTGCCGCTAACGGACCTGTCTGTTGTGGTTTGATATTCTGTACGCCTGGAACATTGCCCGGAATTCCTCCAGGACCCCTACCAGGAACATATGGCTCTCCACCTTCTTCAGCCGGCATGATATTTTTACCAGGATGACCGCCAACATCTCCTACGCTTTCGATTTTACCACGCAGATTTCCGATCAGTTCTTTTAATCGAGCCAGTCCGTCGTGTTCTACCTTGCCATGTTTCTCTGCCCAATGGTCGCTGAGCTTTTCCATAAACTGCATGGCCAGGCTTTCTGCGGCCTCGCCGGCTTCGTCACCGAATTTTTCAGCTATAGATTTTTTAACATCTAGAGCGATATTTTCCTTACCGTTGAATGGTCCAACATCTGGATTGTCTCTGTTGTATCTACTCTTGACCAGTTTGGCTATTTCCTTGATCATGCCTTCCTTGGTCATGAGTTCGTTTGGTTTCCCGCCCATCTCCTCGTTCTCCATCGTTGGTGCTGGCATCGCGCCTGTTGGTGGTGGTACTGCGCCAGCATCTGGAGCTGGTGGTACTGCTTCTGGTGCAGGAGGCGCTGGTTCAACCGGAGCTGGTTCTTCTCCGCCTAGACCCAGTGTTGTTAGTAGTTCTGGATAGCCTTCTTTGGCCCATTCAGCGAACACCTCCATAGCATCCATATCTGGAAATTCTCTGGCCGCTACTTCTAATTTTTGTTTGAGTTCATCGGGGAAGGTAGCACCCATAGATCCCTCTGCATCATCTGGATTTATAGCTCCTGAGAAGAAATCCCAGGCTGTCTGACCGTTTGGTCCTAGACCCAGTTGTTTCCCTGTGGATTCTTGATCAGAGATCGCTTTCTTTAACAGATCGATCTGATCAGGTGTTAGTTCGCCGCTTTCTATAGATTCAGCCCACTCCTCAAACGCTTCAAATGTTCCTTCTTTCTGAGATGATTTTTCGGTCTCTCTGCGTGCTTTATCACTGAGATTGTATACCTTGCCTTTAGGATCTTTGTGGTCTGCTTTTTTCCAATCGCCTTCTTCTTTCCAACTAATAACTTCATCTTTTTCGTTTTTAGTTTCGGTGCGCTTTTCTGATACATAGGCTTCTAGATCTATTTTATTCGTTTCACTCATGATGCGATGTAGCAATGGGAAATATCCGGCCAACTCTTCTTGGAAGTTTGTCTGTGTAAATTTTTCTTTGTATTCTTCCATGGTGACAGCATCCATCTCTGGCATGCTGTCCATCATTGGATCTGGTTGGAATGTTTCTGCCCATGCTTCGTAGTGATGACGCTTACCTAGTGCCTCTATAGTTGCCTTGAGTTCGTTCATGCGGCCTATGGCTCGCTCTGTTATGCCCATTGCGTCATCGTGCAGGCTTGTTCTTTGGATCTTTCTATGGAACTCGCCTAGTTGAGCGATTTGTTCGCTCATGCCTATGATTGCCTTGCCTGCCGAATCGTGCGGTACTCCACCGTGATCAACGTGTTGTGCCATGGCGAATGCGCCTGCTGGATGTATGAAAGGATATTTGAAACGCTCACCGTCTGCGTTCTGTATGAATATGGCCTTGATGTTCTTGCGTTGGCTGCGTGCCCCTGGGAATGTTTCTTCTACCGGACGAGCGTGGCGCACGATGACTTCTGTAGCACCCCGTACCGCACGGCTGGTTTTTCTTGAGCTCTTTTGGCTCCATTTGCTTTCGTTCATAGTTGTCATATCTTCTTCCTTGGCTCCCTGTGTCTGGGCTAGATGTTGGAAATCATTTTTATCTAGATTTGTTTTTGCTATATCTCTGGT